CGTAAGCAGACTTTAAAAGCTCGTAAGCTCCATCAGCTACTAAATCTCCATTAGTATCTTCAACACCAGCGATAGTAGTCATTTCAACATACTGTCCTAAAGAAGCTGAATCATCTACAAATAACTGTACAAAACCGTCAAACTGGTTATAGTCAGAAGATGCAGCAGTAGAAGCAGCGAACCATGCCATACGACCATTGTCATCCATGATAGCCTCAGCAACTCTTTTTCTAGCAACTTCACCTACTACAGTATCAGTAAGATCATCAATGTCAGTACCAGAACCGTAAAACTCTTCGAAGATAGTACCGTAAAAAGCATCACCACACTCCTCTAAGTTTACTTTAAGTTTTGCAACTTCTAAAGTTCTATCAGATACGTTAGTAACTCCTCCAGTAGCAGAAAAACCACAAGTTGAGTACTTTCTTACGATTTTCGTAAGAGATGAGTTAAGGTACATATTAGCCTTAACTTTAATGTTAGGGATAACTCTAATCCCTGATAAATCCGAGCTACCCTCTTGAGGTGCAAATAGGATTTCTGTAAATTCCTGTCCAGCGTAAGTAGAAGAAATTGATTGTGTAATAAAATTTGCCATTTTTATAAAAAATTTAATTAAGCTTTATATGAAGATTTTAAAATATTAAGGATAGCAGCACCTAACTCATCAACCTCTTCAACTTTAGCTTCAGGGTTAGATACATCCTCTTTAGCCTCTAGTGGCTTTCTGGATGCTTTAGCTTTATCCAATTCTTTTCTTAATTCTGCTAATTCAGAAGCATGAGCCTCTTCTTTTGCAGATACTTCAGCTTTAATTTCTGCCATCAATTCTGCTTTGATAGCTTCCATATCTACTGAATCATTAGGCTGTTCTGTTACATCTTCAGTAACCTCCTCACTAACTTCTTCAGTAGCCTCTACAGTAGCTTCTACCTCTTGAGTCTCCTCAACAGTTTCTTCTACTTCTTCTACTGCTTCAGCTTTAGGAGCTAACAAATCAGCAACATAAGCCTTTAACTGGTCTAATAGACCTTCTTTGTTTTCAGACATATTCACGTTATTTAATTGATTTACATAATTAGAGGGTACTTTTTCATACCCTTTCTTAGCTAACTCTTTAGGTGATGCATAAGCAGCAATCGCTAAAGCTCCTTCTATTTCACTAATAAAATTATACTCTTTAGCCTCCTCAGCAGTTAACCAGGTCTCATCATCCATCATAGACTGAACTTTCGATAGTTCTAATCCTGTAGCATTAGAATAGATTTTAGCAAGTTTTAAATTAATCTTATCCATTAACTCAGCTTGTTTCTCTAGCTCCTCTGTATATTCTCTGATCTCATCGCTGTTCATACCTGACATAGATACTACGGGCATCCATGCGTTATGAATCATGAAAAAACTGTTCTCAGTCATTACAGGTAACTTATCACCAGATAAAGCTATTATAGTCGCTGCACTAGCTGCTAAACCTTCTATTTTTACATTAACACTAAAAGTAGAGTTTTTAAGAAAGTCATAAATAGCAAGTGCATCAAATACAGAGCCACCTCCACTATTTACAGTTAATTCAATCTCTTTATATCCTGAGCTTTTAACCTCATCGATAAAACTCTTAGCGTCTATACCAAAAGAACCTATCTCTTCGTCTATAGCTATTGATAGCTTATTCTCAATAGAATTATTTATAGAATACCAATTCATCATTACAACATTAGTTATTAATTATTTAATAGATATATAAAAAAATTATATAAAAAAAAAGAGGACTGTAATAGTCCTCTAAACCGTTGTTACAAATTGCTAAGAAAAGCTGTTAATCAAATATAACATTTATTTTTTATCTAAGATGATTTTTTGAATTAAGACTACAGATACATCATACTTTACTGATAAATTATAGTAAATATCTCTCATTTTATTTAACGGATTATTTCGCATTAAGTAGTAATCTTTGATTATGGAAATGTTTCTTACTGCCTTTTCGTCTATTAATCCAGCCTCTAAGAGTATTGTAGCTGCATGTTTACCATCTACAGCATTATCAACATAACTGTAAAGCGTTTTTTCTAAAACATCTACCAGCTCTTTGATCTCTGATGGAAGAAGTTTATCACTCTTTGACGGCATTTTCCACATGATACTTGAAAATTAGGCTCTATTAATTCTTTAAATTTCTGTATAAGGTAATCTAAACTTTTACTATTAGGCATAAGTTTAGCGTAAGTTTTACTTACAGCATCTTTTATAAGTTGCTTAGTTTCCTGGTCTAAGTTTTTAATATTTTCTTCTGGATTAAAGTCTACCATTTTCCTAGAGGACATTTTTCATCTTGCCATATCACTTTATCAGCTAAAGCACATTTACAAATTTTGCATTGAGCTACTCCTCTTTTTTTAAACACGAATAAGTATCTAAAGTTATTTCTTTTTTGAGGGCATTTACTGCATAAACGTAATCTAAGAGATTTAGTTAATTCAGTAGATAAATCGCTACTAATATTTTTTAGTTTTCCGAAAAGGTTAGTTAACCACATAAGACAAATTTAATTTTTTTTTTAGATTAAAATTTTGTTTTAGACATTGTCTATAATATATATCTATATATATCTTTATCTTTATCTTTATCCTTAGCCCCTTGTAAGGGGCTTAGAAGCCCCTTCTATTTAACATAATATTGTTAATAATTCAAACAAAAAAAAAGGGCAAAACTTTTACATCTTGCCCTAAATTATATTAACTATTTACTATTATCCGAAAGTAGCCTCTGACTGAATATTATTAACTTTTATACTTTCTGTAGTGGTATCCGTTGCAACATTTTGCACCTTAATAGCACCTATTGAACTTATAACAGCCTTAGAAATTCTGTTTTCCATATCCGTTAAATCCATGCCAAAATTACCGCTAGTAAATCCACCATTAGCAAAACCAATACTAGATAATGGAGTAGGTTTATTCATTCTCATAGACTCTAAAGCTCCTACTAATTGACCTCCTCTTTGAGACTCTAATACGTGTTTAGGTACTACATATTCACCTTCATGAACAACACCAGCTTGTTTAAATCCTGTACTATCTGGAGAGCCATAACCATCACCAGTATATCCACCTTCAGCAAATCTCTGAGAGGCTACAATACCAGCCTGTACAGCAGACCTAGCAACAGCTAAACCAGTTAATACAGACGCTTGAGAAATACCAGCAGCGCCAAAAGTAACAGCGTTAGCAGGGTTAGCAGCAGCGTTAGCATTAATAGAAGCTATTTCTCTAGCTAAACTAATAGCTATCTGTGCAATTTCTAACCTCTTTTGCTTATTAAATGCTTTTCGCTCTATCTCTTCTCTTTTCTTTTCAAAGTCCTCTTGAGATATTAAGCCTTGTTCTAACTGAGCATCTAAAGCAGCTAGTTCAAGTGTTTTTTGACGCTCTACACGTCTATTACTAACATTTATTAAAGCGTTAGCAGTTTGTTCTGCTAGTGCTATTTTTTGATCTCTTAACTGTTTATCAAACTCAACTTCTAATTGTAATTTTTCATTAGCAGTTTCAGCAAATTGAGATACTTCTTTTTCCTGTTCTTTGTCTCTTAATTCACCTAGTTTTTCACTATCCTTTAGTAAAAAATCAAATCTATCTTTAGACGCTTTTTTGTAGTCATCCTCATTAAACTCAGGGCTATCTAAAGGGTCTTCAATCTCTTCTAACTCTTGGTTAATATCTTCTAATATTTCAACACGTTTAGTATTAGCTGCATTGTTTTTCTTAACCTCTTCTGTGTTCTCCTCAGTCTCTTTAGTGTTAGTACCAAACCTCTTTTCTAAAGCTTCAGCTCTTTTTTCAATTTCCGCTAAAATATCACCCTCTTCTTTTAAATCTTCGTTAAGTCTTCTAGTGCTTCTTCTAAGAGCAAATAGTTCTGCTACTTCTTCACTTCTAAAACTGGCTTGATTAACGTCTGCTAATAGCTGCGCCTGTTCTTGCCATGTTAAATTAGTTTGCTCAAGTATAGCTAATTGAGCCCTTCTAGTTTTAGTTACTTCAGTATCTTTACCTCTTTGGTTAGCAAGCTCGATACTAGTTAATGCTTTTAGTCTTATCTGACCTAATAACTCTTGAGCCTTAATTTCGTCTTTTAATTTATCTCTTTCAATTTCAGCAACTTCAGCAGCTTGTTCTGCTAACTCTTCTTGCTCTCTTTTTAAGATGATATTTTTAATTAATTCTTGATTACTCTTTTTTAAACTTAGCGTTAATTGGTCATTACTAACTTTCTGTAAGTCTTGACCCTTTAATAGCTCAGGGTTTAATATATTTAACTCGTTTAAAAGTTTTAACCTTTCTTCATCACCTTCTTTTAGTTTTACAATTCTACTAGCTAAAGCATTTACTCTAATTCCTTGCTCTTGCATAGCGTCTGATTCAGCGTGTATGTTTTTAGTTAAATCTCCTAATGTAGTTATTAAATCAGTAGCACCCTGTACTATATCTCTAAATAAACCTTCTCCATTTTCACCTAAGTTTAATACAAGCCCTTCCCATGCTGAATTAAGCCTCTTAACATCACCTTCTAAAGTATCTCCTACTATTTTAGCCATGGCTTCAGCAGCACCCTGAGCATTTTTAAGCTCTCTAGTAAAGTTTGCTGTTTTATCAGTGCTATTAGCTAATGTAATCGCAACAGCCGCACCCCTTTTACCGAATAAATCAAGAGCCTTACTAGATGGGTCTGCACTCGCTTTAATTTGATTAAAAGCCTCACTAACACTAATACCAGCCTTTTGAGTATCTAATAAAATATTACGTAAAGCAGTACCAGCAGTAGAAGCATCAAAACCAGCATCAACTAAAACACCTAAACTAGCTGTAGTTTCTTCTAACGTCATTCCAACAGTAGCAGCAACTGGAGCTACAGCACTCATAGCTACCTCAAACTTATTTAAGTCCAAAGCAGATGAGGTAAATGACTTAGCCATAACATCTACTATTCTTTGAGTATCTTTAGCCTCTAATCTAAAACCATTAATAGTAGCAGCAGCAACCTTAGCAGACTGTGCTAAGTCTGAACCTGTAGCCGTAGCAAGTTCTAAAGTAGCCTCTGAAGCGTCTAATATTTGTTGAGTACTAAAACCTAGTTTAGCGTATTCCTCTTGTAGTTTTCCAACTTCTGACGCTGTAAATTGTGTAGAAGCTCCTAACTCTTTTGCAGACTTTTCTAGTTTAGCAAATTCCTCAGCAGTAGCACCAGTAATAGCCTTTACGTTAGCCATCTGCTGCTCAAATTCCGCTACAGTTTTTACTCCATCACTTATTACTTGAAAAAACTTTTGTATAGCAAAAATACCAACAAAAGCACCAGCAATAGAAGTACCTAATCTAGCAAAGCTTTTACCTAGTTTTTTAGTAAAACTATCTAGCCCTAAGATATTCTCCCTAGTAACTAACATTTCACGTCTATTAGCTTTTAGCTTAGTGTTTATCTTAGCTATTTCTTTACCATACTGGTTAAGTGATATAGTACCGTTTTTTAAAGCTTTATTAAGCTCAGTTCTTCTAAGAGTTAACTTTTTAACCTCAGCTTCTAGCTTAGCTAATTTCTTTTGCTGCGCTTCAGTTCCTTGTAAATCTACTTTTATTGCTATAGTTTTTGCCATAATTATTACTTAAATACTTGTTTATAACCTGTACCGTCAGCGTTTTCATTCCATACCTCAATAAGAAAAGCACCATCCTCTATAAATATAGGCTCTAATGTTTCTTCTAAAGCGTTATCATCATCACTATTATTATTACCTTCTTGAGAGCCATCTATATCTACACTACCTAAATTCTCAAACTTGAATAAACTTACTTTAGTTAATTTATTATCTATAGGGTTATAGTCCTCTACACTTTCAATTAAATAGTATCCTTTAGCTTGTGCTGGTGCATTAATATATACCAGTTTTCTAAAATCTAAATTATCAAAATCAGTACTACTTAAATTAAAATAAGCTATTAATCTACCTCCCTCTTCAATGTTTTTTAACATCTTAGAATAGTACCTTTCAAATAAACCAGGATTAGCACTACCATCCTCTCTAGTACCACTTGTAAAACTTAAATTTTGAGGAGCTTCAGTATTATTATAGTCCTCAAATATCCCATAAGGTATAAAGTTAGAAGTTCTACCGTTTATTGAGTAGGTCCTACGATCTCCATTTAACTCATACTGTTCAGCATACTGAAAAAAGAATATTCTAGAATTATACCCGTTTATCCTTTCATCAGGTATAGAGCCATCTGTTAAGTACTCATTCCAGTATTTTAAAGTAGTATACGGTCTCTCATTTAACGGAGTAGCCTCTGTAGCTATATGAGCATAACTAGCACTAAATAAATCTAGTTTTATTTCTGTAGTACCCTCTCCAAATCTTTCAGGTAATACATGGCTATAAGCTCCATAAGTCCTCTTATTTGTATTTTGCCATCCTTTTAGCCATTCATCATTATTTAAATCTCTATAAGAAAACTTTATATCTCGCTTATAAGAGCTTACATAATCTATTTCATACTTATTACCTAAATCTAATTTATTAGACCAGTCTAAAGCCTCTGTAGTAGCCTTAAAAAAAGTATCTCTAGGCTCTAAGTATATAGTTTTAGTTTTGATGTCAGTCCAATAATAAATATTAAACATCCTAGTAAAGTCATTAATAACATCTAATAACTTTATATCATCTGGTATAACTTCGTTTAAATTAAAGCTATCACCTTCTTTTAATTCGTAGCTCCTTTGTGCCTTAAAAAAAGTACCGCTTTTAAAACTAAATCCCTCACTAAATACTTGAACCCAATTATACCCTATACCTATAACTTCTCCAGCTACTAACGGTACTGATATTTCATAAGTAACAGTATAATCTATTGAGGTATCATCTATTTGAGTTATTTTAGTTTGAGCGCCTTTTACAAAAGAAAACTGATCTATAACAGTTATCTCTAGTTGTAAATCATCTCTACTACCCCATAAAGTGAAATTACCAAAAGTAACATCAATAGTAAATACATATCTACCAGTAGAAGGTACTGTATAATATCCTGTACCTGTATTGTAATTTCCATTAGTATCTTCATTAGGAGGAGTACTATCATCATCAAAAATAAATCTACCATTACCAGTAGTAGCTACATTAGAAGTTAAACTAGCTCTAGTTTTAGATTGATCTACTACACTTTGAGATACCCTCATATCTCCATTTAAATCACAAGCTAACTTCTTTATATCAGCATCATCTAAAAAAGTACTACTAATCTTATACCCTAAGCTATTTAAACCTCTTTCTAATAAACCTTTTAAATAAAAACATGGGTAGTAATCTTCTACCTGAGTATCATTATTAGGACTCTGACCTCCTCTCGATATATATGGATAACAATGGTCGTAAGTTGGATAACTTCCAAAATTACCAGCTCTAATACCATCTACATTATATACTTGTGCATTATTTGCATAAGTTGTTAAGCTATTAAGTTTTAGTTCTGCTGCTTGTTTAACCCAATCAATATTATTACCAAAAAATACTAACTCAAAACTATCTACCTCAAAACCATTATAGACTCTACTAACCTGGACAAAACCTTTTTCAACTTGATTACCGTTAACCATAATAATACATGGTTTACGACCTAAAGCATCTCTAAAATCCTTTCTGCTATTTATATCGTCTACATTAGATAATAAAACAGAGTTATTTTTAGTGTTAGGTACTTTAAATGTTTTAGTATAAGTACCTGTTCTAGATTTAAGATTATCAAGATTTACAATACCCTTAGTAATAACTAATGGGAAGTCATTAAAGTTTTCTAAATCAAGATCACCTAGTACATTATTAGTACTATCTAATATTCTTATAATAACTTCATTCATCCTCTTAGTCCTTTTGTAGCGTTAGCAAAGCTGTAAACTAATTTAAATTGAATAGGAACGTTTTTTTCATTTCTAATTAGCTTCGTACCATCCTCTATAATAATAGGATAATATTTACTATTTTCTTCAATCCATGCCATTTTATTAATTAACATGGTAGATAAAAACTCATAATCTTCAAAGCTTATACTATCTGTAAATATCTCAAAAGTACTATTAGATATATTCTCTATAACACTAACACCTCTTTTTTCACTGCTGTAAGTATTACCTATTGCTTTAGTATATGTTTTAGAGTTATGTGTTAAAGACTCTATTTTATTGCCTTTAAACGTGTAAGAATCTTGTTTACCAAACTTATTAGCCCAATGTACTCTAACATCACCATCACAACCATGAACTATATTAAATCTTCTTAACTCAGAAGCTACATTTGAACCCTCTTTTAATTGAACAGTATAATACGCTACATTAGTTAAGCTTATACCCTCATTTATTAGGTTAGAAGTACCAACACCAATAGATAAATAAGTTTCTTGTATGTAATCAGCACCAGAATAGTTATTATTCCACTCAGTAACATTTATATAATCAGTATTTAACAAAGCATCACTAGAATTATAAGTCAATACCTCTAGTTTAAAATCAAAAGTTACAGGACCATTATAACCGTTTAAAAGCCCTAAATACTCACTAGCTCCTAACTCTATTCTTTTAGTTAATGGTGCATCATTTAAAAACTTTCTATCAGCAGCAGTTAATTGATAATCTGATACATTAGAAGCACTCATACTATAATTACTATAATCATAATGACTTAATGTCCAATTATAAGCATTAACAGAGTTATTAGAGTTTGTTAAACCTCCTATCCAAAAATCATAACTAGTATTATTACTGTCATCAGGGTCATAAGCAGTAACTATTAAACCACCAGTTAAAACTACCTCATAAACCTTAACAGTAATATTTTCCATCCTACCACTGTTATTAGTAGGCTCAATTACGCCTGTAGAGCCTAAAGTCTTTAATTCAAAACCTATATTATCTTGAATTATATCACTTATATTAACTGTAAAATCAGTAGTACTTCCTATATCAAATTGTACGCTTTTAGCTGCTATTCTAGTTCCATCATTTAACACTTCTATTATACAGTATTGTAAATCTGAAGCATTACTAGACCATTTATAAACCATAGGTCTATACGCTAAATTTAATCTATCTGGTACATCTATTAAAGTAATTGCCATTATGCTTTATTATTAAAATCCTTAACTATTGTGGCTATTGCTGCGTCATATCCTTCAAAAACTTGCTTTTCTAACTCAGTAAAAACATAGTTTAATTTATTCTCTATAACAAAGTCAATAAAACCCTTTCTTCTACCATTATTACTAAATCTAAAACTACCTTTAGTAGGGCTACCCTCTTTGTATATTGTCTGCTGAATAGCAAAAGCTAAACTCTTTACCTCCTTATCTCCATTTACAATAGCCTTACGCTCTATCCAGTTTATCAATACATCTATAGGTACTT